ATCTGTATCTGTGGCATCAAAATTAAGTGTTGATAAACTATATGGAAATAAATCACTAAAAACAACTTGAAATCTTGGAACAAGATTGCTGCTCAGAATCTGTAAAGTTCCATCAGAATAAACATTTTCTTTATCTCTTACATATCTACCAAATATCTCTGCTTCCGATTCAAGTTCTGCATATTGCTTTAGGCTTTCTGGAAATCCCAATCCTCTTATCCAGTTTTGAATCTCCATATAGTTTTCAAGATTTTCATCAACAAGAAATCTTAAATTTAAATCAGAAAACTGAATAATCTCTCCAGGAACTGGAATTGGTCTTAAGTAATTTGGTTGTTCAGTTACTCCCAAATTTAAGTCTGGTATATTTGCAAGATTGCAAAAGAATGCAGCCTTAGGACTTCGATTCAAAATAAACTTAAATCCTGTAGGAGATAAAAAGTTTCTGTTCTCAAGTTGTCTTGAAAAATTTGCCATTTTAATACTTCTCTACTTCAGCACGTTTCCAATCACCAGGACCTTTCATCAATTCATTTGCACTTTTCTTAGTTCTAAACTTCTTTCTATTTTCATATTTTTCTGTCCACCTATCAGTTTCACAATAATATACAAATTTATCTTGTTGGAACAATTTTCTCCTTTTGATATGGTAAGGCATAATGAATGTGTTTATTGACTATTTAGATAAAAAAAGAGGGTCTCGAAAGACCCTCTGATGAAATATGTAAACCAGAATCACATGAGGTTCTTGACTTGAACTCTTCTGTAGTAGCGGTTTGCATTGATTTGCAGTCTTCCGAGACCTTGATCCAGACCTTCTGCGAATGGGTTGGCAACCAGACCATAACGGGTCTTGAAGCCAATTTTTGGTTGGAAGGAGTTCTCACCAACTGCACGTACCATCTGAAGGGGTACATATGGGCAGTAGAAGAGACCTGCGTCATAAGGAGATGAACCCTTATAACCAACAACGTAGTACTGACCACCGTTTGAACCGGGGTTATGTCCGCCTGAATAAGGATCGATGTATACGCGATACTTGCCTTGCAGAGTACCTGCGAAGGTGCTACCGGTATCATCAACATTCAGGTTTGCGTTCAGTGCAGGTGTGTAGTCGAGTACGCCAGCCATGGTCAGCGCAGAAGCAACGTCTGCGGAGCACATGATGATGTTACCCTTACCACGACGTGTGCGGGTTGCGATTGCGTTTGCATCACGCTCGATTTGGAACAGAAGACCCTTGAACTTCTCAACAGACCAACGACCATTAGAGTCGATGTCCAGGTCGAATACGCCCTGAGTTGCGGTGTTATGTACTGCACCTTGCTCAGCGACCTTGTAGATGGTTCTGATGACTTCGCGGTTGATTTCTGAAAGGATCTCAGTTGACAGGATGTTTGCCAACTCAGCTTCAGCATTCAGACCGTGAATTGCCTTGAGGTCTTGTGCCAGTTCCAGTGAGTATTCTGCTTTCAGAGCTCTGCTCTTAGCAGTTACAGTGACCTTCTCGATTGAGAATGCCATCTGGTTGAAGGCGTTGTCTCCAGAGTCAAGTGCTTCTGACTCTTCGGTTCCCATGCCCTGACCAACGTTATATGCTGTGTTGTCAGCAGAACCTGTTGGGTTGAGGAGACTTGGGTTTGAACCGGACTGTGCGGTTGATCCCATGCCAACGGCGGCATCGGTCATTCTGCTTGTCAGATCGAAACCTGCGTCCTGACCAGAGAATGCAGAATCAACTTCGTTGAAGAATGCTTCGTCGCCACTCTGATTTTCGTAGCGTGAACGCATTGCGAAGATGAGTCCAGTAGGACCGTTCATTGGTTGAACGCCTGCGAGGTCATAAGCAACCAGGTTAGGCATGGAGCGTCTGATCAGTGAGATCAGAACGGGATCGAAACCTGCAACAGGACCTGCATCAGCAGCTGAACCTGAGAATCCAGCAGCACTTGCTGATGAACCAGTGTTCATGTTAGGGGTTTCGGTGAGCATTGAAGTGCCGCTTTCGAATGCGGACTGCTCACGAAGGAATTTTTCTTGGTTTTCGAGCAGGACAGCGGTTACAGCTCTTCTGTGTGAATCTTTGATTGCATCAAGACCCTCATGGTTGAGGAGAGGTGCCCACTTTTCCTGCAACTGTTCGGAATGGAACATTTGCTAGTACCTTTGTTAGTTTGCGTTTGAGTTAATAATTGATTTCAGTTATTTGACCGTGCTTCCCAGTGCTCTGACATATGCATTCATCGAACCAGTATATTGCTGGTGATCGTTGCTTACACCTTCAGAAAGGGTTTCAGTCTTTACAGATGAAGATTGTTTCTTAGGAGCAAAGTATGACTCCTTCAGTGTCTCCAACTTTTCACGATATTCTTCTTCACTTTCAAACTCTACACTTTCGGCAAGTGAGGCGAGCTTCTCTTTCTGTGTCTGTGCAAGACCATCAGAGACTTGATCTAAGATTCCGTCAGCAACCGACTCTGCGAGGCGCTTGTTGAGGGAAACATTTTTCTCAATCTGCTCGTTGAGTTTTGTTTCCATGTCATCAAGTTTATCTACCATATTATGGACAACATCATATTTATCTTCAGGGATTTCTACATAATGTGCTTCAAAAAGGTCCTTCATGCCTGAGAGGAAACTCTCAGTCATTTCAGTTTTCAGACCTTGGTCGATGACGAGTGCATTCTCTTGGAACCACTCATCAGCGACGTACTCAAGGTAAGAATCAACTCTTTCCGAGAGTTCTCCCTTGAATGTTTCAACTTCTTCTGCAAATACAGAAGAATACTGCTCTTCGAGTTCTACACGGATTTCTGCAACTTTTGCATTAATCGCGGTCTCGAAGATTACTTTTGCTTTTTCTTGGAACTCTTCGGAAAGTTCTTCACCAGCAAGAAGTGCATTGACATCTTCTTCGATGTCATACTCGATTACTTCTTCTTCCTCAGTTGTCTCTTCTTCAGCAACTACTTCTTCTTCTGTAGTCTCTTCTTCCGCGACAACTTCGTCTTCGATTTCTTCTTCTTCCTTAACAGGATTCGCCATCTTGGGCATTGAATCTGCAGGTTTTGCTCCTTTATTTACAATATCTTTGACTTGCTTAAGTGTTGCACCGGGTTCTTTCAGTTTTGCTGAATCATCATCAGGTTTGTAGTTTTCTGGTGTAGGACCGCCCAGATCTTCTACAGAACCGAGTTGGGTTCCTGGATCTGCCATTGTTGGCATTGGATCTGCTGGCTTTGCGCCAGAGTTTACAGCAGTTTTGGATTGCTTAGTGCCTACTTCCATTTCTTGTAAATCTCCACTGGACATGTGAACTCTCCGATTTAACCTTTGTATAATCTATATTTATTTAGTATATTAAAGTTTTGAGATAAACTCATCAAAAAGACTTAACTTATACTCTTCTAATAACTTTTGATCAACTAATGTGTTGATTCTCTGTTTTGTATTTTCTGCGAGTCTTTCGCGAAGAATACCTCCTTCCCAGACCCATTCCTTTCCTTCCATAATACCTTCAACAAAAGCATCAGGAGCAGAAGGATCTGCTACAATATCAGCAGCAGTTGCTAACATAAAATCTTCACCAACTTCAGAATATCCTTCTTTTGTTGGTTTCAATGATCCCACACCACGAGAAGAAACACCAAGAGTTACACCTTCTTTAAGTAAAGATTCGGCAATTTTCCCCATTGGTGTAGAAAGAATCTGTGCTTTTCCGATAAAATTGTTACCTTCTTGACGAAGACCTACAATTTTATGAGAAACACGATCAAGATTGATTGATGGTCCATCAGGATGTCCCAGTTCTCCCAGAGCACGACCTTTGTTGATATACGAATCTGTATATCTACCGACTTCGCGTTCCATTACGGATCTGCGATATACTCTGCCATTTCGGTTCTTGGTTTCAGTTTGTAAAAATGGACCCTGAATAAACAGAGTTTTTTTACCATTTACTGATTCGGTAAGAACCTCGACGTTCTCGATTTCTTCTCGGATAAGTTTCATTTGATTAGTCTGTAAATCCTACTTTCGCACCTCTCAAAGTTCCTGTTGCATATACAACATGATAAGGTTTCTTTTCGAGATACTCAACAGTTCCATTTGGAATTGTCATTGAAACTGTTGTTGCTGCTCCGACCATTGTTGAAAGACCAACTGTTGCGTCAGAACCAGAAACATTAACGATACGAACAACAGTTGCATTTTCAAATGATGTGGCAGATCCAACTGCTGTTGGAATCACAATCTCATCACCAATAAGTAATGTTCTAGCCATATTAAGTTTAAATTAATATATATTATTTATCACTCAGAATCTTCATCAGAAACTTGCTCTTCAGTATCAAACCCAAAAGCAGATTGTGCTGCGGTTGGGCGGAATGTATCAACCCGTTCGGCACTCTTTGCAAAAAGCAAATCCTTAATTTTGTCGCTGATTGATGATGGTGATTCGTCATCAATAATCATATCTAAAAGGTCGTCCATAGTTAAAATGTATTAAGTATATAAACTATTTATATTTCGCCACCCTTAGGCATTTCTGGAGCCTTGGTGACCTCACCTTGCGATTCTAAATCTGGTTCCATAACTGGCGCACCAAGATCTCCTGGAGCACCACCCATTGCGTTTGGATCCTGGAAAGGCATTCCTGTTGCTGGATCAATTGTTGCTGGATCTGGAATTACTCCGTCCTTAATTTCTTTCTTAATTAACTCGTCCTGCTCAATAATTTCTTCATCAGTTTGTCGTAGAATCTTACGTCTTACATAATCTTGAGAATAATACTTGCCAACATATGGTTGTGCTGTCTCGACCAAACCAAGTCTTTCTTGCATTAACTCAGATTCTTTCAGTTCTGAGAAGTGATTGTCATATAAGAAGTCGTATTGAATATGCTCACTCATCATTTCCCAGTCTTCGGGAGTGACAATATTCTTTAAAATCAACTGAGTTCTTAACATATCATTGAACATATTTGAGAATCTCTTTCTCAAACGCGCAACAAACTTTGTGAACTTAAGTTCATCTCTCAAAATTTCAGATGATCTACCCAAATTAAATCCACCTTCTCCGTCCATACGTGACGGCGGAACATTAAGGGCCCTGTAAAGTTTTTTCTTAAAGTATTCAATGTCTGTGATCTCTCCGAGGTTTTGACCTCCAGGCAGAGTAGTAATTTCAGTTCCACGTCCTCCTTCCCTTCTAGGGAGCCAGAAGTCCTCAAGCATAGACATGAACTTTTTGTCATCTCTAATTTCCCCTGTAGATGCATCATATACTAATTTATTTCGGTATCTCATCATAACATCACGCAGATATTGTTCTGCTTTTACCTTTGGAAGATTGCCAACATCAATATAGAAAATACGACGTTCTGGTGCTCTTGACAATCTATAGATTACCAAACTATCTTCAATCATTCGAAGTTGATTGAGAGCTTTGATTGACTTATGAAGATATGAAAGTGTTGTTCCTTTGTTTCTATCTACAAGACCAGAAGTACAATATGTGATCGCATCTTTTGCAATCTTAATTCCACGAGTTGCATTGGTCTGCATTGGGTTTCCAGTACCCGTGGATTTTGGATTATAGATAAAATATTCTTCTAATTCTGGGAAATCATAATCCATAGGATTCTCATCTCTCAGATTCTTAGACATTACTCGATCATATTCCGACTTTTCTTTCTTTTTCTGCTGACGAATATATCTCATCTTCATTGCGTCAATATAACGCAACTCCTGAATACCCTCTTGTGGATTTTTTAAATCGATAATTTTGTGATAATATAAACGACCATCAATATACCAATTACGATAAATCTCATGTGATTTTTTATCAAAATCCAACAAGTCTAAGATATACTTAAACTCTTCTCTGATTTTTTTCTTAATTCCATCACTGGCATTGAGATTTGAAAGTTCAATCTCAATTGGACTATCGTTTGTATCTGAAACAATTGCTTCATTTACAATATCTTCAATTGCAGTGTCGCATTCTGGATGAAGAGCCATCTCTCGATATCTCTTGATCAAATCGAATTCAGTTTTATATACGCCTTCAATATCAACATATGAACCAAAAAATCCACTACTCATATAGTGGTCAACCCCGTCCTCATTATTAGGAGGAACGGGGGAAACCGTAGAAGGACTTAGTTTATCGTCACTATCATCAATTGA